AGATACACTCGCACCGTTAACCTTGTAACTATCTGAAAGACCCTGACTCAACACAAGCTTATGATCGGGGACATCACCCGAAAGGAGTTCAATTGCCCTCTCTTTGGCCAATTCCATTGGTGGACCAGGGTTACTTGACGTGAGAACTACATCTAAGAGTTCCTTACAACACTCCCGCAAATGGGGTGTATTATCACGCCGAACAACCTGGAGACCCTTCACATCGATATAATCCATATGCATTTTATCATCCTTGCCCTTTGTCCATAATTTAGCGGCATATCGCTTTTTACTATAGAGGAAATAAGGCCAATACACCTTCTCTAGCTCAAGATTATTCGGTTTTTTAAAAAGAGCGCTACATTCTTCTGCAGCTCTCTCACCAACTTCCCAACTATAGGCAACAGCTTCTTCATCTTTACGATTCCCGACATCAAATTCAACCATTACACTATCAGTATCTCCATACCGTACCTTTGACCCCGGGAAGTTCTTTTCAACATAAGCCTTCGTTTGTTCAATCATCTCACGCCCCCTGCATGTCGTTGTAGATGCAATGGGGACACAGGGAAGGATACCCTTCCCGGCGCCCGTAAATCCATACACAGAATTCATAGAAATTTTGTAGGCCAGCTGTTTACCATTATACACCTCCTTCGCAAAACCAGTAGCCGCAGCCATATCCTTTTTGGCTTGTTTACGGAACGTCTTCAATTCTCGGAGAATTTCTGGCAATAGACTCGGAACGCCCTGTGCAAACTTATAAGTTCGGTCACCAACATTGAAAGTTTCATATGTGATTCCAGGAATTGCACCATACTTCTTATCATCCCTGACATAGGATGAGTAGCATAAGTTATCAGCCATCATGATTGACGGATACAGCGCCTCGAAGTCGAGAGCAGTAATCGGTGTATAATACGCACCTTTTTGTGCTTCAAGAACTGTAGCTCCCTCATAGGGTTCTTCGGGGATAGTTCCCCAGCGAATTGTTGGAACCATGAATCCCAATTCTCTCGCCTTCTTCGTGAGTTGACTGAATACTTTAATCTGCTGCCCTCTCTCCACAAGGAAATTTGCTGGTACCCACGTTGCTTTCGCCATTTCTATCATATTCAGAAGAGTACAGAGCTTTTTCATCAGGCGATGTGGAAGAAGTGTATCCTTAATGCAGTATTCCGCAACCTCGCGCAATTTTACAGGATCTTCCTCTCTGTAGCGCGCAAACATCTCCTTTGGTGCCATATCAATTTTTTGATCCCCCAAATATAACTTAGATACATTGTCCAATTTATAGCTATCCAATTTATAGCCTTTTTTTACTTCATGGAACATATCAAAAATGAAGCGCCCCGACATTGGAAGTAACTTCAGGAGATTGTCCCCCAAAGCACTTGACGAGAGTTTCTTAATGACAAGTTCCGACTCCGTGTCTTTCAATTTACCCATATTGAAGAACTCTGAGTGACACATATTGATCTGCGCACGTCTGTATATATACTCCATATCAAAACCAAATATATTCCAACCAGTGATGATATCAACATCCTTTTTATGGAGGTATTTTTGGAATGCGTGCAGCATTTCCCTCTCGGTTTCGTAGCTCAGGATTGTAGAACCTTCCAGGTTGGGATCCGTCTTCTTATAGCAGAAACACGTCTTGTCATATGGCTCATCGGAACCAAATTTACACAGGGAAATTGCTATTTGAAAGCATGCGTCTCCAGCAACGGTTGCATCAGGGAATTTACCTGTAGAACTATTACATTCAATATCTACAGAAGCCACAACAAATGGAGCGATATCATCCCTTGCAACAGGTTTGAGTGTTGTCCAGTCGTTACAGAAGAGATCAAGATCAACTCGGGCGATGTTTGAACGAATACACTTATCCCCAGTATCCAGCCACCCAGTGGATTGGATTCCTGTTCGATGCATCAGGCGTAGTACTGGATCGAGATTCGCTTCATATACTTTTACAGTTCTCACACCAAAAATGTTGAAAAGTTCTGAAGATACATCAAGTGGCCTCCTTAAAAATGAATCCACAAGGCGCCGAGCCTGAAGATGTTTGAAATTAATTTTCATAAACGCAAACTCTTCGTTGTTTTGAAAACCCCAAACATCTTTTGATTTCATTATAGAATATGCAATCAAGGAATCTTTACACTTTTCATCGAGAATGTTATAAATTCTACGAATTTTTGCAGCGTCAATTTTATCTGGAAGTTTTACAAAAAAATAAGGTGTGAATGCAGTTGTGAGGCATACAGATTTTCCTTCACCAGTCTTACCAAATATACTGATAAGATGTTCGTCTTCGGTATCACGTGATTCCCATGTAAGTGCTTGAAATAATACCATTTTCTTGTTGTGGAAATATCGAGCCAAAATTTTAATATGCTATATTAGTAAAATGTCAGCCGCCTTGATTGACCTTGTAAGTAAAGGTGCTCAGGATGTGTACATCACTGGTCAGCCCGAGGTCAGTTTCTTTCGACAAAACTATAAACGACACACAAATTTTTCGATAAAGCCAGAGCGTATGGATTACATCGGTACGTTTGGTTCTGGCAACGAAGTTACCATTCCAATTAGATCCAAGGGTGATCTTTTGAGTTACATATGGGTTGAAAACAAAAGTATCTCCAACACCGCTACAAACACTACAGGGTTTTTCTCTGCCGGTGCCTCTAACCCAACAGTCTTCCAACTCTGGGTCGGTGGTCAGAAGGTTACCGAACTTGATTCCCTCTTCATACAGGGTGTTCACAACCCACTTTTGCGAGACAATTCCGCCAAGTCTTCTTGTGCAGTGACTACCAACGTCTTGAAGCAAAATCACTCAGGGGACTATTTTATGATTCCATTCTTCTTTGGTGAAGATTGGACTAAGGCCCTCCCACTGGTTGCCCTTCAATACCACGACGTCGAAATACGTGTCAAGTGCCGCGATGGTTTGGTACCAGTAACCCAACCAAAGGTTTACGCGAATTATATTTATCTCGACACAGACGAACGCGCATGGTTTACCGATCGCGAACACGAATTGTTGATTACCCAAACCCAATATCAACCAGCAACCTCTACGGACACGGATCTTGATTTAAGTTATTTCAACCACCCAGTGAAATCTCTTCACCTTGTGTCTGGTAAGGCTACTGGCAATAACTGGGACAGTGAATTCACTTTCGAAAAGTCTTCCCTTTACATCAATGGTGTCGCTCTTTTTGAAGAAACGTCCAACGTCTATCACCACAACGTGGTGCCAGAAATGCACTGCACAGATCTCCCAGACAACATCCTCGACGATCTTCCAACCTTCACCTGGCCGTTCTGTCTCACTATGAGCAAAACGCAACCAACGGGGTCACTAAATTTCAGTCGTATCGATAACGCAAAAATGTCTCTCACCGGCCCAGTCGGTGGAAACACTCTTCACCGAGTTTACGCAGTAAATTACAACGTTCTTCGTATTAAGGAGGGCATGGCCGGAGTTGCATTCGGAAGCTAATTTAAATTGAGAAGCGCTTTTGATCGCCACGCAATTACTGTATTCACACTCACACCCAATTCCTTAGACATATCCTTCAATGTGAGATGCTTACCATAATAGTTTTCAATAATGTATCTACTCACATCGTCAAGATCATCTAAAAGAATGCCCGGTTCTTTGTCGTAATATTCAGGAACGTCGTAATAATGAAGTTCGTCATAGACTGATGTTCGTTCCAGAGAATTGCGACAACTCCAGTAAATCCACGGATATGCATATGTGGTGAATTTTAAACCCCGCTCCGGTTCAAACTTTTGAGCTGCACGAACGAGAGCGTGTAATCCTACACTATTTAAGTCTTTTCTCGAATGAATACCGCGTTTTTGTGGGTATGCTTTATAGTATACATCATTTGAAACTTTATAAGCAAGTTTGATATGATTGACTATCAAGTCCTTCTTATAAAGGTTCATCTTATGTTTTTTACGTTCTTATACTTTAATAGACATGTTTCTCCTTTTTAACAATCTGTCAAGACGTTCTTTCTCCTTATTAGGAAACACATTAAGTTGCATCACCTCTCCATCCAGATACACTTGTCCGTGATTTTTTAGTCTATCACATTTCAAAACCTGATCGACGCGGGTGAGATTCACACGAACCATCCTTGCATTCCCAACCTTACTGTGATGAACTGCGAGAAGCGCTGCGTCCCTCTTTGTCTCCTTGGGGATGGTGTCCCTTTCGTGACATATGACCACGTGCGCTCCGGGACCACCATCCACATGTAACCACCACTCATTTGGGTAACTTGACATGGTCAAATCGTCATTTTCTTTGGCATTTTCACCCACCCGAATTTTAATACCATCTGGCGACGTGTATGACTTCATGCATGTCAAACAACTTAAATCTTTATCGTGGTTTTTCAGTTTAAAAAGTAAAGTTATATACATTATATGCACGCGGTGTTAAATCAAAGTCCATCTCTTATTCATAAATACAGGGTGACCCTCCCCAATAAGAAATGTATTGATTTTGGATCTGTGAGTGTTGAAGATTATACAACTCATCAGGACCCGCGTCTCATGCGCGCACATCTCATTGGAAAAGGTGCGAATATTTCCAGTGAATTGCGTGAAGAAGTGGATTGTGTCAAAATCCATAGGGGTATGCTCCTCGTAGACGAA